GAAGTGTTAACTTTGGTATACAGTATCTAAAGCAGTTTGAGATTATAATTGACCGTAAATGCCAGAATGCTATCAATGAATTTCAACTTTACCAGTGGAAAAAGGATAAATACGGAGACCCGATTAACGAGCCTTTAGACAAGGACAATCATTTTATTGACCAAGTGCGTTATGCACTAAACGATAGAATATTTGAAGATTTAGAAGATGAAGAAAATTTAACGGCTGCTGAACTGGGAATATTTTAAATTATTGTCAAAACAATAGTTGAGTGCTATAATTAAGAAAATTAAATATTGACGAGCTCCCAGAGAGCCAGTAAATTAGAAGTTTTTATAGCTTCTGTTGCTGGCTTTTTTTTATTTATGGTTTATGTATGGAAGGGGATAGATGTTATGAAGATACAGGAGATATTGGACAAATACGGCGATGACTTCAACAAGCTGACTGACATATTATGCAAAGATAAGGCTGAAAGAGATGTTGAGACTGCTGAAAAAGAATTTACCGGAGACCATGTAATACTACAGAGACCGGTTAAGGTAATCGGCAAAGGTACGGCAACAAAAAGAATTGAACAGTCCAAGCTGGTTATACAGTTTCAGAAAAAGATTGTCAATATGGCGGTGGCTTTTTTATTCGGTGAACCTGTTAAGCTGGTGCTGAATAACAAAGAGGGGGTATTCCAGAATGCTTTTGATTTACTGGTAGATACGTGGCAAAAAAATAAATTGAAGTTTTTCGATAAGAGGCTGGCAAGACGGCTCTTTGTGGAAACCAAAGTAGCTGAATTGTGGTATACGGTTTTTGATGCAGAAGGTAATAAACATCTTAGAGTATCTCTATTGTCAAAGAAAAACGGAGATGACATCTATGCCCACTTTAACGAAAATGGAGACATGGACGCATTTACACGCAGGTATGAGCTGGAAGATATTGATGAAAAAACCTATGAGCATACAGATATATATACAGCAGATAAGATAATCTATGGAGTTAAAAAAGAATCATGGGAAATAACAGAAGAGGAAAACCTGTTCGGCAAGATACCGGTAATCTACTATGAGCAGGAAAAGCCAGAATGGGCTGACGTGCAGACAGAAATAGACAGGGCTGAAATGTTGATATCCAAATTTGCAGATACCAATGACTATTTCGGATCACCGATGCTGAAGATAAAAGGTGTTGTTCAAAACGCACCTGACAAAGAAGAAGTTGGAAAACTGTTAAGGTTTAAAGGGGAAGTAGATCCGGCAACAGGAAAAAGAGACTATGGCGATGCAGACTATCTGACATGGGATCAAGCTCCGGAATCAGTCAAACAGGAATACGACATCCTCAAAGACATCATTTATTCAATGACCGCTACACCTGATTTATCATTCAACAACGTCAAAGGACTTACCAAAACATCAGGAGAAGCTTTAAAGTTTTTATTCCTGGACTCCATTTTAAAAGCAAAAGACAAAGAGGAAATATTCGGAGAAGGTATAGCCAGAAGAATCAGCCTATTAAAAGCAATGCTTGCAATACACGATGTACAGCAAAAGAAAAACTTTGCGGAACTGGATGTATCTGTCAATTTCGGCATCGGCAGTATATTACCTGATGACATCATAGAAAAGGTAAGGGCTTTATCACTTGCAAGGGGCGGTGATTCAATTATGAGCCAGGAGGAAGCGGTAAGACAGAATCCATTTGTCGGTGATGCAGAAGAAGACATAAAAAGGCTACAAGCTGAAAAATCAGAAATAAACAGTTTAGGAGAATCATTTGATGTATAAGAAACATAAAGAGTTGGAACTGGGGATAGTGGGTTGCGGTGTTGTCGGAGGTAGTCTTGCAGATATTTTGGAAGGTTTGGGACATAGTATCAAACGTTATGACCCTGCTAAAAACTTCTATGATGACATATCAGAATGTGAGATTGTTTTTATTTCCGTACCCACCAAAGAAGATATGCAGTTTGGGGAATTAAAAGAGGCTTTAGATTACACAGCCAGAAAAAACCGCAAAGGACTTATCGTGATACGTTCAACAGTTATTCCAGGTATGACAGATAATTTTGCTATAGAATATGACAGAGAGATTATATTCATGCCTGAGTTTCTAAGGGAACGGACAGCAAGAGAAGATGCAGAAAATCCTGACAAAGTTGTTATCGGAACTAAAAACAAAAAATCATTTAAACTGCTCAAAGACCTGTTCAAACAGTTTGCCAAAAAAAGCAGGTATTTTATGTTAAAACCTGTTGAAGCTGAACTTTTAAAAGTTGCCTTGAACACCCTCTACACGGTAAAGGTTGTCTATGGTAATGAACTCTATGATATATGCAAAAAATACGATGCAAATTATTATAAATTATTTGAGGTTTTTGGTTATGACCGCTACATTAAACCGATGCACCTTGATCCTCTCTTTGACGGCTACAGGGGGGCAGGCGGAAAATGTCTCAAAAAGGATATAGGCTTTTTAGTTCAGGCTGCTATGGATAAAGGGGTTTGCCCTGCAGTAATGATGGTGGCAGACAGCGAAAACAAAAATCTATTGGAAAAAGGTACATTAGGTGGAGATTGAAGACTATTTTGAAAAAAGGCATATAAGGGAAATCACCAAATATAACCGCAGATTAGAAGCAATACTAAACGAGGCATCAAAGGATTTGGCAAGAAGAATACTGGCTATAGAGATGAGATATCCGGAAACAGTCTATCAAGGGTCTTTCTACAAGTTGAACAAGGCTATGAAGTCGAGGATAGACGAAATATTAAAACAGCTACACAAGGATATACTGGCCAATACAACTAACGGCGTAGTATCCAACTGGGATTTGGCAAACTTGAAAAACAATAAACTGGTGGGAAAGTGGGCTGAAGGGATACAGCTTAAAAAGGACAGCATCCCTGTAAGCTTCTACCAGTTAAACGAGGCAGCACTGGACGCATTTTTAAAAAGAGTTGAAGCAGGTTTTACAATCAGTGAAAGGGTTTGGAGGCTGGTAAACGGTGCAAGAGACCAGATAGAGTTATATTTATCATCCGGAATATCTACAGGCAAACCTGCAGCAGATATTGCAAGAGACATCAGAAAATATTTAAATGAACCGGATAAACTGTTTAGACGAATAAGGCAGGACGGAAAGCTTGTACTAAGTAAGGCAGCAAGAGGTTATCATCCAGGGGCAGGCATCTACAGAAGCTCCTACAAGAATGCTTTAAGGCTAACCAGAAATGAAACCAACGTGGCATACAGGTTAAGCGATTATCACAGACGGCAGCAGCTTGATTTTATTGTTGGAGTTGAGGTGCATTTATCAGCAGCACATCCGATTTATGATCTTTGCGATTCATTATATGGCCGTTACCCTAAAGGTTTTGTTTTTACCGGCTGGCACGTGAACTGCATTTGTTACTCAACATCAATACTGCTTAACAAAAAGGACTCGTTAAATTATATGAAGACCGGAAAGGTTGCTAAATCCAAATATGTCAATAAGATACCAAAGAGAGCTGAAAACTGGATTGATATAAACGCAGAGAAAATTAAAAACTACAAGAACAAGCCTGTATGGATAAAGGATAATTTAACAAACGATTTTAAAGTAAAGGAGAAAATATTAAAACCATGAATGAAGGGACTGAAGGGAAAAGATTTGAAAAGCTGAGAATTGTATCAAGTGATTATGACATAACCTACCAAGACGAAATAAGAGACGATTATGACAATTTACTGGACGGAAGAATTATTGAGACAGAAAGTGAAATCAAGGTATCACTGCAACAGAAGTACCCGAGACAACTGCAGGTTATACTTCATGAGGCTATGCACGGATTGAAATGGGAGTTCGGTTTGAACAATAAACCAAGCAATGATGATGAAACAATCAATATACAGCTTACTACCGGTGTTGGCTGTTTCATAAGAGACAATCCGGAGTTTATCAGAGAATATTTGAGGGTATTTGCAAAATGAAGAAATTAGCTTTTATTGTTTTAGCAGGGCTTGACCAGTTTATTGACCAGATTATTGAGAGGCTATCAGATGATTATTTGGTGCGGAAATTTGCAGTTATTACACAGCAGGAAGTATATAACGCTATCGAATGGGGCGATATTATCTGGCTGGAATGGGCTAATGAATCTACAATAGTGGCTACAAACTATGAAGGTATTAAAGGCAAGAAGGTAATAGCAAGGCTTCACAGTTACGAAATATTTACTGACTACCCTAAAAAGATAAACTGGGCTAATGTTGATAAGCTTATATTTGTAGCTCCCCATGTCAAAGAAGTCTTACATGAGCTTGTACCTGAAGTAAAAGGTAAAGTAAATGACTGCTTAATCTATAACGGGCTTGATATGGCTAATATCCCTTTTATCGAACACCGACACGGTTTCAATATTGCATGGGCTGGATTTATTAATTATAAAAAGAATCCGCAGATGATGTTACAGATTATGGATAAGCTGGTTAAAAAGGATAAGCGGTATTTACTGCATGTTGCAGGCAAATATCAGGATCGGCGGTATAAGATTTATCTTGAGTATCTGATTAAGGAAATGGGCTTGCAGGATAATATAATCTTTCACGGCTGGGTAAACGACATGGACAGCTTCTGGCAGGATAAGAACTATCTGTTGCATACATCACTATTTGAAGCACACGGTTATTCAATAATGGAAGCTATGGCAAGGGGCATTAAACCAGTTATACACAATTTTAGAGGTAGTGGCGGTTTATATTCTAACAATATGCGGTTTAACACTGTTGATGAAGCGGTAGAGATGATAACTGCTGGTGATTATAATTCAAAAGCTTACAGAGAATGGGTAATTGATAGCGGGTGGATACTGGATAAGCAGGTTAAGCAGATTAAGGAAGTTTTGGAAGGGAATCTATGAAAACAGCTGATGTCAAAAACTACTATGACAATGCTATGGAAAATATTACGGAAGGGGCTAAAGGCTATGAGCAGTCAATCTAATCCAAATATTGATGATAAACGGCTAATTGAGGTTTATGACTGGAAAGATTCCCAGTGGCAATATTCTCCGTGGTGGAAAAAACATAATAGAAAGTTGAGACGGAAGAAGCTGGACAGGAAGATTAAAAGGGAAAGAGAAAAAGAATATTAAATATTATTTGACAGTATATTTTTTTTATGCTATTATTGGGGTGTGTGGGGGTGATACTATGAAAAGAAAAAAAATAATACCAATTTGCCCTAAGTGTGGAAGTAAAGAAATAAGGGCAAGAATAAAGACCGGTGAATTGTGGTGTAGGCGTTGTGGCTATGTAGGGAAAAGAGAAGAATTTTTTAAAAATAGTAAGGAGTAAATTATTATGGCAATTGAAGGTATTCCAAAAGAAGTAGATGAATTTAATGACTGGTATCATACAGCATTAGTTTGTAGAAAAATTAAACTATTTAAAACATTAATGGCTTTTACAGGTGATGATATAAAGCGTATAGCTTACAGAAACGGTTTAGATGTTAACAGATTACAAGATAGTCTTTATGGTAAATTAGCAAGAAAAGAAGGCTATCAGGAAGAAATAAACGGCAAGACAAAGACTGGTAAAGATTATGCAATACTAATAGACAAATATATTGCTGAAAATATTGATAGTTTAATTGAAGTTTTGAATGAAGAAAAAGAAAAGACAGATGAAACGTTTCTAAAACACTATGAACACGCAGAAGAATTTGAAAGAATAATGGCTGGTGGT